AAGCACGTCGTCTCCTGGTGGAACGGTTCGACGACGCGCTTCGGCTACAGCCGCAGCGAGAACGACATCTACCAATATCAAGGCGCCGAATATCTGTTCATCGGCGTTGACGAGCTCACGCTTTTCACCCTGAAGCAGTGGCAATTTCTGACTTCGCGCAATCGCTGCCCGGTGCCCGGCGCGTATGCGAATATGGCGGCCGCGTCCAATCCCGGGAACATAGGCCACGCTTGGGTGAAATCGCTTTGGATTGACAAGCAGGCCGCGCCCGGAATGGAGCGCCCTGCTGAATACGATCCCGAGGACTACGCGTTCATTCCCGCGCGCCTCTGGGACAATCCGATTTACGCGACCGACGCCAACTATTTAAAAACGCTTCATGCGTTGCCAGAACATTTGCGGCGTGCTTTTCTCGACGGCGATTGGGACGTTTTTGCCGGGCAATACTTCAGCAATTTCGATCCCGCGCGGCACGTTGAACGCGCCGAGAGAATTGGATTCGCGGATTGGTGGCCACGCTGGATCTCGATGGACTGGGGCTTCGAGCATCCCGCCGCTGTCTACTGGCACTCGCAGGACAAAACACGGACGGTGACTTATCGCGAATTCGTCCGGCAGCACATGAGCCCGCGCAATCTGGCGCATGAAATTGTCGAACGCTCGCGCGGCGAGAGAATTTCGAATGTGTATTTGTCGCCAGATGCCTTTGCGCGCCGCACGGATGAGACTTCGATCGCCGAGCAGATCGGCGACGTACTCGCGGCGAACGGATTGCCGCGGCCTGTTCCGGCAGACAACGATCGCGTCGGTGGATGGCTATTGATGTACCAAATGCTTGACGCCGGCGAATGGATGATTACGGAGAATTGCGCCGAATTGATCCGCACACTTCCGTCGCTGGTGCGCGATTCAGCGCGCGTCGAGGACATCGAGAAAATGGACGGCGATGACGCCGCCGACGCGGCGCGTTACGGATTGAAATCGCGGATGCGATTGCAGACCGGGGCGAATGCTCCATTCGATCAGCGCATCGCCGCGCGCGTTACATCGAGCGACCCGACCATTCGCGCGATTCAGGCGCGCAAGGCTGAGCTCGACGAGCAGCGGCGCAGCGGACCTATCTCCTTCGCGCGGCACCATCCGCGCCCCGGGACGCCGTTGCGCTGATCGTGGCGGGGGCTTCCAGCCCGCGAATTCGTGGCGCGGCGATCAGCGAAAATTTGCGGGCAAGATGCCCGCGCCACGAATTCACGCCAGGCAACTGTAGGTCTGGTCGTAGGACCAGCCGCTTTTGGGATGGAATACGCATGCTCTCATCGCTTCGCACAATCTGGCTGCGCATCACGGCGTCGCGCTATACGCGGGCGCTGGAAGACGAAAATGCCCGGCTGCGCGCGGAGAATCGAGCGCTTCTGAATTCGATACTTGGGATTGCGGGCATTCCGCCGTTACGCGTGGATGCCGAAATCGAGCGACAACGGGGACGCGATGTGCGGGCTGGGTCTCGCACCGGGAAAGGCGGCACGTCTTATGACGCGCCCCACAATTTCCATCCGCGCGTTGACGATAAACATAAAGCCGGACCGCAACGCGAGACTGCTGAAGGTGACGTGAGGCACAGCGATGGCGGCGCCGACGAGACCCGCCGCAGCGCTCGCGCGAAAGGACTCATCGTTCCTGCGAATCCGTTGCGGCGGCGTTCGTGGCAGCAAATCGGACGAATACTTGAGGTCGAAAACGCCCGCCGCATGAACAATCGCGACAATTCTGATTCGATGCTGTAGCGAGGAGCAAACATGCCGATGATTCGAGGACGCTATTACATGAACCCTACGATGGGCGCGGCGATCGAGAACGCTCGCGCGCTTGGCAACGCATCGCAACTGGGCGAAGGCCCGAGCGATCCATTCACTGACGAGGACGCAAGCGATTCGTCCGGGCAGGAAACCGGCGACTCACCCGCGACGGCGATACACCGCGTCGAAATTGATATTTCCACAGCGCCGAATGGGGGGCGCGCCGGTGGACGCAATGCGCGCGGATACGTGGCGCACATTCATCGCGAAACGATCGACGCGGCGCCAGCGGGAGCAAATAGCGTGCGCAGCGCGTTTGGCGTTCCATCGGAGACGCCGGGGATCGCGGCGCATTCCGGATCGCAGGCGGCGCCGGGATTTGTCCCTCGCGGCGTGTTCGCGCCCGCGCCTGAGACGCACGTGTTCACGACGCCGGGGGATCTGGTGAATTTTCTCCGCGACGCTCTTGCCGAGGATTAGACGCGAAGCCCTGTCTCGAATTAAGGGAAAACCCGGCCCGGCTCAAGGAGAGGCAAACGTAACATTGGGGCGCGGGCTTCCAACTCGCGAATTTGATTCATTCCGCCGGACACTAAACCGCGAGCAAGATGGCCGCGCCACGAATGACTCGCGCGCGATCGCGCGGCTCATTGGGACAGGCCGATTTTTATCGTGACGTCTGAGAATTTGACCGACGCATCGAGGACACATGGCGAACGATCTCAATATTACGTTTCCGGGCGAACCGGCGCCGGCAAATGCGGCTGTCGTGCCGGTGGAGAGTCCGGCGACCGGGCCTGCGCGGCTTGATGATCCGATTTCAGTTCTCGAAGCCGTGGCGTACGGCGCGAACAACGAACATCTGCCCGATCGCCTTCAGGCTGCGTTGCGCCGCATCGTTTTCGATTTCACCACGGAATCCGAGACGTCACGCCGCGCGGAAGTCCGCCGCATTAAGCAGGCCCACCAATTCTGGCGCGGCCTGCAATATCTCTGGTGGAACGAGCAGGATCAGAACTGGCACCTTCCATTCGAGCAAAAATTCAGCGATCAGACTTCGCTCGAGGATATGCCACGCTACGAATTCGTCACGAACATCTACCAGGCTTTCGGGCTTTCGATCATCGCGGTGCTTTCGCAGGATATTCCGCGGGTGCGATTTTTTCCACAATCCGCGCAAGCGGAGGAAGACGTCGCCGCAGCGAAAGCGGCAACGGAGGTGTCGCAGCTCGTCGAGCAGAACAACCGAATTGGGAACGTGATCGTCGAGGAAGCGTTCGAGCTGTGGACCAGCGGAAAAGTTGGCGCGTATGTGCGCTACGTCGTGGATGGCCAGCGTTTCGGATTTCATCCCGAGACGCAGATTGGCGCGCGCCAAGTGAAGATCGCGCCGGACGTGTGGCGATGCAGGCAATGCGGAGCGAACACGCCGGCAAATGTGAATTCCGCCGCACCGAATGTAAGTGTGCCTCTTACCGCGCCGCCGCCCTCGGGATCTAGCACCCAAATAAGAAACGGCCGGCCTTCCAGCCAGCCCTACGGAAGCGGGTCTGCGGCCGAGACGCCAGTCTGCGAATGCGGAGCGCTTTTTGAGCTTGGCGATTACGTGCCCGGCGATGTGGTGACTGTGCCCGCGGCGCAAACGCGCTTGCGCGTGCCGAATGGGCAGGAAGTGGTCACGATCGTCGGTGGCCTCGAGCTGAAGACTCCGCCCTGGGCGAACGAGATGCACGAATACCCGTTTCTGCAATGGAACATGGAAGTGCACCAGGCGCGGTTGAAGGCAGCTTACCCGCATGCGGCCACCAAGATTGGGCCGCCTGTCGCGCCGGGGGAATCCGCGCAGTACGAACGGCTGGCGCGCCTGGCGCAGTCGCAAGGCGGCCCACTCACCGAGGGCGGCGATTACAACATGAACTTGATCACGTTCCAGCGAACGTGGCTGCGCCCGTGGTCGTTCTACCAACTCGACGATCAGAAACTTCGCGATGAATTGCTGGCGCTGTATCCCGACGGCTGCTACGTGGCTTTCGCGGGCGACGCTTACTGCGAATCGCGCAACGAAAACATGGACGATCACTGGCGCGTACTTCACGCATTGCCCGGTGACGGATCGAGTGGCCGGCCAGCGCTCGGCGATGCGCTCATTTCCGTGCAGGAACGGTTCAACACACTCTCGAATTTGCAAATCGAAACGTACGAGTACGGTATTCCGCCGATTTACGCGGACAGTGAAGTCCTCGATTTTGACGCGCTGCAATCGCAAACGGCCGAACCCGGCGCGCACTATCCTGCGCGCGCGAAGCCAGGACAGCCGCTTGCCGCAGGATTCTTCCAGCCTGAGCCCGCGCAAATTCCTCCGGACCTCGCCGAGCACGCCGCGAGTCTTATGGGGCCTGTCG